ATTTTATTGAATACTTCTAGTTTTAATGTATCAGGTTACAGTGCTAATCTGCTTTCTGCAAGGAAAATGCAGTCAATATCCGGTGGATATGCTCTAACTGGTAACACTGGTAATTTACTCGTAGGAAGAAAACTAATAAGTAATAGTGCACAATATTCAATGACAGGAAATATAATCTCTTTCAACAGGACTAGATTACTATCTTCAAATACAGGTAATTTTAACCTAACTGGGTATTCTGCAACACTCACATATAGCCCTGCATTTGGAGCATATACTTTGCATGGAATCAGAACTGTATATCCTACAACTACAAGATACTCAGTAGTAAATAATATTAAACGTATTGTAATTTTATGATCAAACTCTAGAAAGGTGATAATGTCTTGCAACACAACATTTAGTAATGAGTTTGATCATTCCCCAGGTGCCAATCTAGATTATGGATTTGACTGGTCAAGCTATTTGGAAACTGGTCAAACTATATCTTCAAGTACATGGAGTGCTACAACAGGAATTATTCTGACTAATCCTCAAGTAACTGGCAACATTACATCCGTACTAGCAGTAGGGGGCGTATTGAATAGTATCTATTATCTTACTAACACAATTATAACAGCTAATCCAGTTACTACAGACAGCCGAGTAATTGTATTGTCTTGTAAACTTATATAATAGAAATAACTTGACAAATAGCAAAAGTATGGTATAATTTCACATATAAAGGAGTTAGTATGGCTGATTTTCTAGCTTCTGTCAATGAAAATATTGATAAACTTCTAGAAACAACGAATAAAAATATAGAGACAAAAGCTGTAAGCCTTTTCAAAATGGTAGTTAATCTAAGTCCATCCCCTATTAATCTTAGCCCTTGGGCTAAGGGTGAGTTAGTCAATCAATGGTACGTCTCTTTGACATCTGAACCGTCTTCTGAAGTAGGGAATAACACAAGCCCTTACGGAGCAGAGAGCATGGCAAGGATTGCCTCTGTTAATAATTCAAAAATATTTTTAGGGAAAGATGGCACTGTCAGCTTATCTAATAATTTATCTTATGCTTACAAAGCTGAGTATGCAGGATGGAATAGAACATCTCCTTACGCAATGATTAGAAAAGCCTTGTTCTCACATGGAGCAGCAGTATGACAAATCCAATAAGAAGCGAACTAGAAATTAAACTCCTTAATTGGGCAGCTTCTCAAGTTCCTCCAGTTCCAGTATCGTTAGAAAATGTAGCTTTCAATAAACCTTCAATAAGTAATGTTTTTGTAGAGGCATTCTTTATGCCTACAATGACTACTAACCCCACAGTTGATGGATTAAGAAAAAGGGATATAGGTATTTTTCAAGTAAATTGCTTTGCACCTATTGGAAAAGGAATGGGGCAAGTAGAGTCACTGGCAGCTTCAATAGTTAATCTGTATCCAGTTATTCCTAAGACTGGAAATGTCTCAGTAGAGCAAACTCCTAACTCTGCAAAACCCTATGAAGATACTAACTGGATAGTGATACCAGTAACAGTAAAATTCAGATACGAATACTAATTAGCCCTTTCGGGCATCAAAAGCCGGAAGGCAAAATTTCTAAAGGAAATAAATAATGGCAACAATTACACAGAATGCAATGGTTAATATTTACGGGCCTGTTACTGTGGCAGCTTTTACGTTAACAGCATCTGACACTTTTACATATATCTCTGGTGCAAAGCAAACACTGTATTTAGAAAATACTACAGCTGGCTCTTTGACAGTTCTTATCACTGGCTCTGGCGCTACATCGGTATCTCCAGCAGGTTTAGGTGGTGCGGTTACTACATCTGGCGGTTTCTCCGTAACTCTTGCAGCAGGTGCTAAGAAGTCTATCGCACTTGACCATATTGCTAGTTATCTCTCTGGCACTATCACTATGACTGGTGGTACTGGTATCACAGCTACTCTGTTTGTTTAATTTAATAAAGGAAATATATTATGGCTGGAACTAGTTTAGCAAAAACCAGTGCAGGTACAACCCTCTCTATTGCATCTGGTACAATCTTCCCTGCAACATATGACTTGCCAGGATTTGGTGCGTTGACTTATGTACCTATTGCTGAAATTACCGATCTTGGTGAATTTGGTAAAAAGTTTAATTTGGTAAAACATAACCCTCTTGGTAATCGTACTACATTTAAACGTAAAGGTAGCTACGACAATGGTGCGATGGCTATTAAAATGGCTAAAGCATTTACTGATGCAGGTCAATCGGCCTTATTGGCTGCTCGCGACAGCGATAATAGCTACGCCTATAAAGTAACTTACCAAGATGGAACCTACAATTACTTCTCGGCTCAGTGCATGTCCGTAACTATCATGATTAGTACAGTTGATACTATTACTGGCTCCAATGTTTCGCTTGAAGTTGATGGTGATGTTCTGTAATTGAACATTAAGAACCTTAGTAGGTTCTTTTCAAAACATATTTAACAAAGTGTGTTTTGAAAAACTGATTACATAATAGTCAGTATACACAAGGAAGTCAAGCATAATTTAACAAAGATTAAGTGTGCTTACAAGGAGGCTTAACTGAAAAGTTACCCTCCTATTTTTATTTTAATTATAAGGAAATATAAAATGAGTTTTAATCTATCCGCTTTGGCACTAAAAGATACTACCACATTTCAATTGCGTCATCCAGTAACAGGTGAAGAATTGTTTGCTGATTCTCCGACTAATACACAGCCAGTCGAATTTGAGATTCACGGTACAAGCTCTAAAGTATGGCGACAAGCTGTAGCAGCGATGGCAGCTAAACAAAAACGTCGTGGAAATAACAAGAATATCTCAGTCGAAGTTATGAGGGAAGACAATGCAGAATTGCTGGCGAATATTACTGAGAGTATCACTAACTTGGATATTGATGGTCAAGCATTGGATAATCAAGATGCTTATAAAGCCTTGTATCTAGATTCTCGCTTCAATTGGGTAAAAGATCAGGTAGATGCACAGCTTGGAGATAACTCTGGTTTTTTGACACAATCAGAGAACGCTTAACTCTCCACGTTAGGCAAATGGCTTGGTATAGCTCCACGCCAGAAGGCTCTAAAGAAAATAGATATACGTTAGAAAAAGTAAGCTTTGATGAGCATTGCGAAGATTGGGACAGCTTCCAGCCTATATTTCCCGAAACTGAAGGATTAGATGAATATTTAAATTTATTCAGTGAATCTGGAATATGCATACAAACAGGTATGGGAATTGTCCCTCTCGATTGGCAAGAGTTAGAAGCTTGGAATAATGTAAGAGATGTTCCTTGTACATTTTATGAGCTTCTTCTTATAAGAGGATTAAGCGAAGCTTATATAAATGAATACCATGCAGGAAATGACAAAGACAGGCCACAGCCTTATATGCCAACTCCTACAGAAGAACAAAGAGAAATGATAGCAGCTAAGATTAAGAATATCTTTGCTAGTAGAATGAAACAAAGAAAAGGATTGTAGCATGGCTATAGATGTCTCAACACTAACCATTGAAGTTAAATCTTCTGGTATTCAAGAAGCTACTAACGATTTAAAAAATCTAGCGTCGGCTAGTGCTGCTGCGTCTGCTGCTGTCAATTCTCAATCAAGTAATGTAGTTAAATTAGCAGATGCTCAAAAGACTGGCACACAAGCTGCTCAACAGGCTGCTGCTGCAATGAATGGTAGCACAGCTTCTATGTCTGCTTCTGAAAAAGCTTTCCAAGATATGTTGTCTCGTAGACAGCTTATTATCGACGGCAGCAAGAAAGATGTTCTAGCTCTGCAAGCCACTCAAAAAGGTTTTAGTTCTGACACTATAGCTCAAGCTCAGTCCGTTGGGAATGCTTATGCAGAAATGGGGACTAAGACTGCTGCTGGAGCAGAAACAGCTAAGCACGGTACTGTAGGCTTTTATCGTGAGATATTAGTATTAGGTCATGAATTTGTAAGTGGCAACTTCAGCCGTATTCCAGGCTCTATGATGGTGTTAGCAGAACGTTCAGGGAATTTGCTTAGTATCGTAAGCTTCTTTATGAATCCTGTGACATTAGGAATAATAGCCCTTGGAGGTGCAGCGGCTTTCATGGGGTATCAGTTCATACAAGGTATGCAAGCTGTCAGCGCCATGGGGGAAGCTTTAAAGAATACCAATAACTATGTAGGATACACTTCTGCTCAGATGATGGGCTTGTCAATAGCAGCTTCAAATAGTGGAACACGTATTCAAGATACAGCCACAGCTATGACACTATTAGCTGCATCTGGCAAGGTATCTGGAGATAATTTAGTTACATTCACAAAAGTAGCTGTCCAGATGGCTAAAGATAGCGGTGAAGCTATTGAAGATGTAGTGAAAGAACTGGCTAAAATGTCAGATGGTGTAGGCAAATGGGTAGATAATTATCAAGCTCAACATCATGCTTTCGATGCTGTACAAATGTCTGTAATACAAAGATTACAACAAGAAGGCCATGAAGCAGACGCTACAGCTTACGCTATAAAAGCATTGCAAGAGACTCAATCACGTATGGCAGAACAAGGCCAAAAAGATATGGGCATCTTAAAGACAATGTGGGTAGGTTGGGGAGATGCAATAGGGTATGTTAAAGATAAAATGTTTTCGTGGGGTGCTGGTGATCCACTCGGAGATAAATGGCGTAGTGCTGTAAAGAATCTTTTAGAGACACAAGCTGCTATTGATAAAATGAAAGCTAATGGACAGCAATTTGACTTTTCTAACGGAAACTCTCTAAAGTCTCTTCAAGCTATGCTGGTAACTGATACAGCTATAGTACAGAAACTTCAAGATGAGATTGATGCTAAAAATAAATTAGCTAAAGACAATCAGGCGTTAGGTTTAGGTGGTGACGCAGTAAAAGCTGTTAATGACTATGTAAAATCTGCGCCAAAAGGGAGAGATGCTGCCCATGCGCAAGCTATCTTAGATGCAGACAGAGACTATGTAAAAGCTAAAGAGTCTATAAACACGGCTTTAGTTGCAAATGAGGGTGGTTCTCAAAAGCAGATAGACTCCATTAATAAAGCATCTGAGTTGGCAGAAAAAACTCACTTAGAGGCTTTGAAAGCTATTGAGGAACAATATAAAGTTAAAGGTAAAGATTCTGCCGCATCTACATTTGATGCACAATTGAAAGCTTTAGCTCAGTCCGCCGATGAAGCAGTTGTTCCTTTGAGTAATAGTGTAAAACAATTTACAAGAGATATGCAGAACAATGTTATATCTCAATTAGACGGTTTTGAAAAGATTGGTAAAGCTTTACAAGACGAAGAGGCTATTAGAGTTGATCAGTATAATAAAGCTGAGGCACTAGCTGATGAGTTTGTATCTAGGCAAATTTCTAGGTATGGTAAAGATTCTACAGAGGCTCAAAATGCTCAAGGTAAAAGGGATGCATTAAGAACTTCAGATTTGAAATCTATTGAAGACTACGAAAATAAGATCAATGCTAACTCAGATAAGAGAGTAGCTTACGAACAAGCTTTTTTAGATGCTGATAAGAAAACTCATGATTCATTCATGAAAAATATCAATGAGCAAATAAAGAAGATTGAAGACAAAGCTGCAACTAATGATAAATTAGCATCATCTATTACTGCGATTGCGATTGCTGAAAAAGAAATGCAAGCAACAGACTTGGCTAAATCTGGTTTTGGCGATGACATGCAAAAGAAGGTAGATGAGTTAAGGTCTGAAATAGAAGCATTGCAACGTTTGCGTAACGGTCAATTAACAGTTGAGGGACAAGCATCTTATCGGGATCAAGCCAAGAAATATGAAGATGCTTTCAATGCTTCCAGCAAATCTATTGAAGATGGTTTATATAATGCTATAGGTAGAGGTGGTAGTAATGGATTTAAGAAGCTCATGCAAGATGTTAAGTCTTGGTTTGCTAGGTTAGTATTGAACCCTATTATACAGCCAATATCTGCTTTTGGTGCTTCTATAATTAACCCTAATGCTGCCAGTGCTGGAGGAGTTGCAGGGGCCGCGGGAAGTGGCTTAAGCTTGATGGGAACTGCATCCAATATGTGGGGAGCTTTTCAAGGCGCAGGAAACAGTCTTGCAATGTATACTGGACAAGGTATAGCAGGCTTAGGTGGTGCAATAGGTTCTGAAACAATGGCTGGTTTTGGTATGGGCATGCAAGGCGCTGGCACATTAGCTGGAAGTACAGCCCTTTCTATGGGTACTGCTGGAGCTAGTGCAGGTGCAATGGTAGCAACGGCTATTCCTTATATTGCTGCTGTTGTAGCGGCCTATGCTTTGATTAAATCTGCCTTTAGTATGGGCGATAAACAACTTGGCAATCAAACTGTAACAGGAAGTTTTGCAGCAGATGGTAGCCTAAACGCTTCTCGTAATGTTCCTTGGACACAATCTGGTGGATGGCTACGAAGTGACAAGAGTGGTACGTGGTCTTACAATCTATCTAACAGTACAGCTATGGCAGATGGTGTTGCGTATCAAGACACAGCAAGTAAATCTTCTGATAGCGCATTGCAAAAAGGTTTAGTGGATGCTTATTCGGCATTAAAATCCGCCAATACTGAGTATGCTAAATCTCTAGGGTTGACCGCCGACAGTATTGTCAATAGAACAGATACTATAAGTTTTGCATTAGGTACAACAGCAGCAGAAACACAGACAAATATTACAAATGCTATGACTGCTATATCTGATAGTATGGCAGCAGCAATTGCTCCAGGACTTGAGAAATATGCACTGGCTAATGAAGGTGCTTCAGCCACGCTCGTAAGATTGGCAACAGCTTTACAACCAGTAAATGTATTATTAGAACAACTTGGTCAAAAGATATTTGCAGTAGGTTTGGATGGCGCTAACGCAGCTTACAAGCTTCAGCAAGCGTTTGGTGGGTTAGCTAATATGCAGACGGCGATGTCTACATTCTTCACGAGTATGTACTCTCCTGAGCAACAATTGGTAATGCAAACTAAGCAATTGCAGGATGCTTTTAAAACGATGGGTTTAGTAATGCCAACTAGCAAGCAAGGATTTATTGATCTTGCTAACAGTATAGACCTTACTAATGACTCTAATAAGACATTATATGCAACGTTAATAGGCTTATCAAGTTCATTTGCAACTGTAATAGACAACACTACAGCTGCGGCTACGGCTGCTGCTCAAGCATCTGCTACAGCTATAGACACTTTGAGGACAAACTTAAAGACAGCATACGATAGAGAGAGCAGTGCAATACAGTCTGTAATTACTAATCTTACAGCTTTCATTACACAAATAAGTGCTTTCAAAGCTTCATTAAGTCTGGGTAATTTATCTACATTGTCACCAGATCAACAATACGCAGAAGCTAGGAAGCAATTCCAAGATACTGCTAATGCTGCTAAAGGTGGGGATAGTACAGCGCAGAGTAATTTGACAAATATGGCTCAGCAATTCTTGACCATATCTAAAACTTACAATTCTGCTACTACAGGTTATGTTAACGATTATATGTTAGTTCAGCAAACTTTAGATAGTGTAAGCTCGGCTGCTCAACAGCAATTGACAGTAGAACAGCAATCCTTAGCTTACATGAATCAACAAGTTGAGGGTATCACAGGTATTAATGATAAGTTACAAAGTTTCCAAGCAGCTTTAATGGCTTATCTTGGTGGTGGTGGAACATCTGCCGCTACTGCTGGACTCCCTCAAGACGGTACTCAAGGAGCAGCAGCGCAGTTAGCCGCTTCTAAAGCTTATTCTGCTCAGTATGGGAATAATGCTTATGACTATTCCTTAGCACACTCATCTGATTTTACACAAACTGGTGGAGCAGCTTGGTTAGAGAATCTGACAACAAACTCTCAGAAAATAGTAGGATTATACCAAGCGAGTAATGATCCATCTATAAGAAATCAGACTGTTGAAGATGTGATATTAGCTAGTACAGGTCATGGTTCTGCTTATTGGAAAGCTATTACAGCTATGTTTGATGCTGGTCAACATCCTACTACAAACACTATTGTAGATGGCAGTCATGCAGCAGGGGCTGACTTCATACCTAGAGATAACTGGAGAGCTAACTTGCACAGAGGTGAGATGGTATTACCTGCTAAATCTGCTCAAGGTATGGGTGAAGGAATGGCAGCTATGGTTGATACTATGAAGCAAGTTGTTGTAGAACTAAAGGCTGACAAAGAGCAACGTGGAGCAGTGGCTATGGCTACTATAGAGAAACTAGATACATTGGTGACAACACAAGATAAAACTAATAGGGAGCTTGCTAAACGATGATTACTGTAGAGTTAACAGCAGCAATTGACAGCAGTGGAACTCTTCAAACGTTTTACCTGTCAGAAGCAGGATATACAACACTGGCTTCTGATGTACCTTCTAATATATCTTTTGAATCTAGATTGATTGATCCAGGTACTATCGGAATTACAGCATTTTCGGATGGTAAAACCGGAGGTGCT